GTGGGACCAGTGGCAGGAGTACTTCACCTTCGGCGGTGTCGGCTACCCGCTGGTGCAGACGACGATGGGCTCCCTCAACCGGGAGAAGGTCGCCGCCTCAGCCATCGCCGGCTACAAGGCCAGTGGGCCTATCTTCTCCCTGGTGCTGGCCCGGATGCAGGTGTTCTCCCAGGTCAGGTTCCAGTGGACCCGCTTCCAGGGCTCCCAGCCCGGCGACCTGTTCGGCTCCCCGGAACTGTCGCTACTGGAGACGCCGTGGGCGAACGGCACCACCTCCGACCTGCTGGCGCGGATGGAGCTGCACAACTCCCTCGCCGGGAACGCCTACGTCCGGCGAACCAGCCCCACGCAGCTCAACGTGCTGCGCCCCGACTTCGTGACCATTATTTTGGGCAGCCAGGAGGACGAGGAAGACCCCGCCAATGCGGCGGACGTGACGGTCGCCGGCTACCTGTACGCCCCAGCGGGCGGCCGGGCGAGGATCTTCCTGCCGGATGAACTGTGCCACTTCGCCCCCATTCCAGACCCCTGGTTCCACTTCCTCGGCCAGTCGTGGATCACGCCGGTCCTGCGCGAACTCCAGGGCGACATGGCGGCGGTGGATCACAAGTACCAGTTCTTCACCAACGGCGCCACCGTGAACCTCGCGATCAGCTTCAACCCGGCCGTCGCGATCGACACGGTGAAGCAGTTCAAGGAACTGATGGAGGAGGAGCACCGCGGCGTCGCCAACGCCTTCAAGACGCTCTACCTCGGCGGAGGTGCGGACCCGAAGGTCGTCGGCTCCACGCTCAAGGACATGGACTACGCGGTGGTACAAGGGCGCGCTGAGAGCCGCCTCGCCAGTGCCGCAGGTGTTCACCCCACGGTCGTGGGCTTCTCCGAGGGCCTGCAAGGCTCGTCCCTCAACGCGGGCAACTTCCAGGCAGCACGGCGCCTGTTCGGCGAGAAGACCCTGACCCACCTGTGGGGCAACGCCGCCGCGTCGCTTCAGCCGGTCGTCGGGCAGCCGCACGACCAGCGGGGCCGGGCCATCGGCGGGGCCTCGCTGTGGTACGACGACCGCATCCCGTTCATGCGGCAGGACGCCGGCGACCTGGCCGCCATCCAGTCGCAGCAGGCGGCCACGATCACGGCGCTGGTGCGGGACGGGTTCACCCCAGAGTCCGCGATCCTCGCGGTGAAGAACAACGACCTCGGGCTGCTGGTCCACTCGGGCAGGATCAGCGTGCAGCTCTGGGAGCCGGGCAGCGACAGTGCCGGGCAGCCGGGCTCGGGCGAGAGCCCGTCGGCACCAGCCGGTGCCCCCCAGCCGTCACAGAACGGCAGCGGCAACGGCCAGGTGGCGCCGGCGGCGAACGGCCACCGTGCCATCGCCGCGCCGCACGCCCTGTCTGGCTACCCAGCGGGGAGTGAGCCGGGGAGCCGCTCGGGCATGATCTCGCTGGACCTGCCCGACGGCACCGTTCCCGCCGTCCCCGGTGGCGTGGACGACCACCACGTCACGGTGGTCTACCTCGGGCCGGACGTGGGCAACGCTGCCCTCGCCGCCGCGTGCGGCCAAGCACAGCAGGCGGCCAGCCAGATGGATGGCCCGCTCACCGGCACGGTCGGTGGCCTGAGCGTGTTCCCGCCGTCGGACTCCAGCGACGGCAAGATGCCGGTCTTCGCCCCCGTGGATCTCCCCGGCGCCGAAGACCTCCGCTCGGCGCTGGAAGACCTGTCCGCGAGCGAGCACGCCGAATGGGTTCCGCACGTCACCCTCTGCTACGCCGAACCCGGCGAGCCCCTCCCGGACCCGGTGCCACCCACGCCGGTCACGTTCACGCACCTGTCGGTACACCGCGGCGATGAGGTGCGGCGGTTCCCGCTCGGTGCCACCGCACCGCCAGCGAGCAGCAACGGCAAGGCCGCCGCCTTCACCCGCTGATCCCCGGCCCACCCCCCGCTCCTTTCACTTCACGGGCTTCCCGCATGCGAGGCCCGGCTCTCGCGCTGCCCGGACCCCCTGACGAAAGGCGGCAGCAACTCATGACGGACACCGATGCCCGGCCCTCCCAGTCGGCACGAAACCGCCAGCCGCAGCAGGCCGGGCGGAATTGGTACCGGATCAGTAACCTGGCGGACGGCCCGGCCCAGATCTGGATCTTTGATGAGATCGGCTATTTCGGGATCACCGCGCAGGACTTCATCCGTGACCTCGCGGCCATTAAGGGTCCGGTCGAAGTCCGGATTTCCAGCCCTGGCGGAGATGTGTTCCAGGCATGGCATATGTACAACGCCCTGGCGTCCCGTCCCGGTGTCACGACCATGGTCGACTCCCTCGCCGCCTCGGCCGCGTCGGTGATCGCAATGGCCGGCGAGCGGCGGCTGATGGCCCGCACCAGCCAGATGATGATCCACGACGCCTGGGCGATGAGCGACGGGAACGCCGGCGACCTGCGCCACATGGCCGAACGGCTGGACACCGTGTCAGGCCAGATCGCCGACGTGTACGCGGCCACCGCCGGCGGCACAGCGGAGTTCTGGCGCGAGCAGATGCGCGCCGAGACGTGGTACACCCCTGAGCAGGCGCTGGAAGCGGGCCTGATCACGGGCGTCACCGAGACCGGGCGCCAGCCGGCTCCCGCCACTACCGGTGCAGCCTCGGCCGAGCCCGGCATCCGGGCATCAGCGCCGCCGCCCGGCAGCCCACAGAACGCGGGGATACAGCCGCTGGGGGACGGCTGGGTGCAGGACCCCGACGGGACGATCAGGTTCGACCCGGACGGCGACGGCGACGACGACTCCACGCCCGAGGGTGACACCGACCACGACTACTGGGCGGCCGACGGGACCTCGCTCCAGCCGGTGCCGCCGTGCCCGGCCATGCCGGAGAACCGCGCCACCCCCGGCGTCTCGGCCGCGGCGGTGGACAACTCGCCATGGGACGCGGCCAGGGCGTGGGCGAACGGGGCGGCCTCCGACGACCCGGCGGCATTCTACGCCGGGATCTGCGCCGGGAAGAAGGCCGGCGACAAGTCCACCCAGGCCGCATGGGCGCTGCCGTACAGGTACCACCCGTCAGACGCGCCGAACGCGGCCGGGGTGAAGAACGCGCTGTCGCGGCTGCCGCAGGCCGACGGCCTGACGAACAAGGCCGATGCGCAGTCGCTGCTGGAGCGGCTGATGAAGCAGGTCAACCCGGACTACGAGCCCGGGTCCAGCGCCACCACGCTGCCCAGCGCACGCGGTGCCTCCGCCGTCCCCGGCGACGGGCGGGAACCGCCGGCCACCCCCACCGTGGCCATCCCGCCGGGTGAACCCGCGGAGGCCACGCCGCCGGCACCCACTCCCAGCCCCCCGCTCCCAGCCCCCCGCAGCACCGCAACCAGCAGGCCCGGGGCCGTCCCGGACAGCAGCGCTCACGCAGCACAGGAAGGAAGCACCGTGACCACCACGTTGAGCATCGAGGACCGGGCGGGCCGCCGCGGCGAGATCGAGGCACGGCTGACCGCCATCGGAACCGAGCACGGCGACGCCGAGTACCCGGCCGAAGTCCAGGCGGAATGGGACACCCTGACCGCCGAGCTGGACGAGCACGCGCAGGTGCTCGCCGCACACGACCAGTCGCTTGGCGAGCGCCGCTCCCGGCTGGCCGCCATCGCCGCAAGGCAGCAGGGCGAGCAGGTGAACGGTGCCGCTGCTGGGTACACCGCACCGGAAGGCGGCGAGAACGGCGGAACCGGCAGGCCACAGAACCGTGCCAGCGCCGGGCTCGCCCGCGGCAGGACCGATGACAGCATCTACGACCTCGCCGAGGTCCGCCGGTCCGCGTCCAGCCCCGAGGACGCCGCCCGGCGGTACCGCGACAACGCGCTGCGGGCGATCGAGCGCGGCACCTTCCCTGGATCGGCTGACAGGGAGCACGCGCAGGGATCGGTGGAGCGACTGCTGGCCCGCGCCGACGACCGGCACGCCACGCTGTCACAGCGCATCCTGGCCACCGGGTCGGACCTGTACATGCGGGCCTGGTCGAAGTGGGTGGCCACGCTCGGCACGGACAGCCTGAGCACCGAGGAGCGGGGGGCACTCCAGCGCATCCGCAACTCCCTCGCGGTCGGCACGGGCGCGGATGGAGGGTTCGCCGTCCCGATCCAGCTTGACCCGACAGTCCTGCTGACAAGCGATGGTGCCATTAGCCCGCTGCGGGCGATCTCCCGGTCCGTCCAGATCATCGGCAAGGAGTACGACCTGGTCACCTCCCAGGGCGTGAGCGTCTCCCGGTCGGCGGAATCGTCGGCGATGGCCGACAACTCGCCAACCCTCGCCCAGCCGACGATCAAGGCCGAGCGCCTGACCGGGTTCATCCCGTTCTCGGTGGAGATCGAGCAGGACTGGAACGCCCTCCAGTCTGAGATGATGATGATGCTCACCGACGCCAAGGACGTCGAAGAGTGCGTGTCGTTCACGCTCGGCGACGGCACCGGCACCAACGCGGGCGGCATCATCGGCACCCTGTCGTCAGGGTCCAATGTGGCCGGGACCGGCGGCGCGGGGGTGCTCGCCGCTGAGGATCTGGACGTGCTGGAGAACGATGCCGCACCCCGGTTCCGTGCCAGGTCCGTGTGGATGGCCTCCAAGACCACCTACAACGCTTACCGGGCACTCCTGGCCCAGCAGGCGTCCTCGGCGGGGGACGACTGGGCGCGCCCGTCTGCGGGGCAGCCGCCGCGGCTGCGTGGCTATGACGCCCACGAGAACTCCGAGATGACCGCCACCCACGCCACCGGGGACAAGGTCATCGTTCTCGGAGATTTCAGCCGCGGGTTCCTGATTGTCGACCGGATCGGGATGCAGTCGGAAATCGCCCCGATCCTCTTCGACCAGGCGACCGGCAGGCCCGATGGCAGGCGCGGCCTTGTCTTGTGGTGGCGCAACAACTCGCGGGTGATTATCGACAACGCTTTCCGGCTGCTTGTCGTCGGCTAGCACTAGAATGGTGAGGCCGGACGGAAAGCCCTCCGCCCGGCCTCTGACCATCGCATTTGCAAAGGAAAGCGATGACCATAACCAACTCTACATGCGCTGCTGATAAGTGTGTGCTCCCGGCTCGCAAGCGGGGAATGTGCGAGCAGCACTACAGATCC